TCAAGGTTATTTGATGAGATGAACACCTTTGTTTATGTCAATGGAAGACCTGACCACCAAAAAGGACAACACGATGACTTAATAATGTCAATTGCAATGGCGACTTATGTTGCAGAATCATCTTTTAGCAGTTTAGAAAAAGTCACTGAACAAACAAAGGCAATGTTGGAATCTTGGGCTGTATCCAACAATGAAAATATGGGAAAACAATTGGACTTTAATCCAGTAATGCCATTTAATCACGATAGATTACAACAAAGGAATCAAAATGTTTCAAAGGATGATTATATGAAATACTCTTGGTTATTTGGAAACCAAAGAAGATAATATTTATAAAATAAAAACATTATGGGACTAGTTGACAGAAAAAAATCAGGTAAAATTATAGATTCAAAAGTATTAGTACCTAATCAAGGTATTATAACCTCTAAGATACAAATACCAGACAAATTAGAAATCAAAACTACCAAAATTAAAGGGAATAATTAACTCTTTAATTATCTCGCTAATCAATTAAATTAGATTTATGGAACAAAATGATATGAATTTAACAGTATGGCAAAGGTTGTCTAAGGCCTTTGGGCCTAACGCATTATTAAATCAAGATTATCCGACATATAAGTTTGATAAGAAAGAATTATTACGTACAACATCAAAACAAGAGTACGAAAAAGAATTATTACAAGCTCAACAAACTTATTACCTAGGTAATCAGTGGACAAAGATTGAAAGTAATCTTTATACTCAAGCAATATATTATGAACCAACTAGATTGGCTTCTTTCTATGATTATGAATCTATGGAGTTTACCCCAGAAATATCAACAGCTTTAGACATATATGGGGAAGAATCCACTACTGTAAATCAAGATGGGTTTATGTTACAAATCTATTCAGAATCAAAAAGGATAAAAGGTATTTTGGCTGATTTATTTAATAACTCATTGGATATAAATACTAATTTACCAATGTGGACTAGAAATACTTGTAAGTATGGCGATAATTTTGTTTATCTTAAACTTGACCCTGATAAAGGGATTGTTGGTTGTATGCAATTGCCAAACATTGAAATTGAACGTTTTGAACGAGGTATACCCGCTCAAGCGACAAGACAAAATGTTGAAGAACCCTCAGAAAACAAAGGACTAAGATTTAAATGGAAAGTCAAAGATATGGAATTTAATTCTTGGGAGATTGCTCACTTTAGATTATTAGGAGATGATAGAAAGTTACCTTATGGTACATCAATGTTGGAGAAGGCAAGACGTATTTGGAAACAATTATTATTGGCTGAAGATGCAATGTTAATATATAGAACATCAAGAGCCCCTGAAAGAAGAGTATTTAAAGTATTTGTGGGTAATATGGACGATAAAGATGTTGAACCATATGTACAACGTGTTGCTAACAAATTTAAACGTAGTCAAGTAGTTGATTCTCAATCAGGTAATGTTGATATGAGGTTCAATCAAATGGCGGTAGACCAAGATTATTTTATTCCAGTTCGTGACCCTGCTCAAGCAAGTCCAATTGAAACATTGCCTGGTGGTACCAACTTAGGTGAAATTGCTGATATTGAATATATCCAAAAGAAACTATTAACGGCATTACGTGTGCCTAAAGCATTTTTAGGTTTTGAAGAACCAGTTGGTGATGGTAAGAATTTATCTTTAATTGATATTCGTTTTTCACGAACAATTAATAAGATTCAGAAGTCAATGATTGCCGAATTAAATAAAATTGCCATTATACATTTATTTTTGTTGGGATTTGAAGATGAGTTGAATAATTTTACATTAGGGTTAACAAATCCATCAAAACAAGCTGATTTATTGGGTATTGAGGTTTGGAAAGAAAAAATTGCGGTATATAAAGAATCTGTTACGGCATTACAAGATGGTACCGCTCCAACATCACATACTTGGGCAAAGAAACATGTATTAGGTTTCTCTGAAGAGGAAATTAAAAATGACTTATTACAACAACGTATTGAAAGAGCTGTTGGGGCCGAATTAAATAATACTGCAACGATTATTACTAAAACTGGTATATTTGATAATATTGATAAATTATATACTCAAAAAAGTGGTAGTACAACATCAGCTGGCGGAGCTCCCCCTCCACCTGATGGAGGAGCACCACCACCACCTGATGGAGGAGCACCAATGGGATTACCTGAAAATGAAAAGAAAGATAATTTGAAAATATTATTGGAATCTGATGGGTTATTAGATGATGAAACTTTCATTGATTTATCAAAAGGAAAAAATTTCTTAGGTGAAATGGAGGTTCATTTAAATAAACTTTTAAATGGGTAATATTTATAATAAAAAATGAATATGAAATTTGGAATTATTAAATCAAAAATAGATTACGTATTATCAGAATCATTCAAGAATGATGAACATTTTAAAGTGGAAATGAAATTCTTTAAAAAGAATATTTTGGAGAACAAAAACCTTAGTAAACTTTTTTATTTATATGATGAATTAACTACAAAAAGAAATATGGATAAAAACATTGTTGATGATTACATCAATCAATCAATTACTATATATGAAAATACTATCAATAAATTAAAACCAATTGACTATAAAAAGTTGGACTATTGGTTAAATGGTATTGAGACTGAAAACCAATATGAAAATATTGATAAATTGTTTTCAACCAATATCCTAACACTAGAAAATAAAGTTATCAATAAAAAAATAATTGCGGAATCATTAATTAAAAAAGAAGAAACTAAGGAGGTAATTAATTTACCAATTAGTTCAATGATTAAATTAGCTAATAAATCTATTTTGTCTTATATTGAAAATTTAAATGAAAGTGATAAGAGTGAACTAGTAAGATTCTTGTCTCAAGATGAAAAGATTATGAAAGAGAGTTATGAATCAACAAAACTTGAAGTATTAACAAAATTAAATAACCATAAATTAGAATCGGATTCTGATACATCAATAAGAATTGATGAAACCATATCAAAACTAAAAGAGGAGAAGTTTGATAAATTGACTTATTTCAAATTAAAAAATCTGAACGAAAGCCTTTAATCTTCTTTTTTTGTTTTTTGGGAATAAACCGCTTTTTTAACTTCGTCTCTACGTTTGATAGACTTTTTGGTATATTCTTTTCTCTGTTTCAATTCAGTCATTAATTTAGTTTTAATCACTTTACTCTTAAAGAGTTTAAGTGCTTTTTCAATTGGGGTTTTGTTGTCTATTTTTATAATTAACATAATTTGGTTTTTTTGACATTTATTCAAATTTTACTTATTTTTTATTCAAAAATAAACAAAAAAATATTTTATGAATGAAAAAAGGAAAAACTTCAAAAATCCAAGGATTTAAAACTGCAAAGATTTTATACGGAACTGTTGATTCTATTGAACTTAAATCAATGTATCTCAACATACAAACTTGGGTTGAACCTCAACTTGAACTTGAAAATTGGAATCGTGTTACATTGAATTTATCAAGAAAAGTCAAACACACAATTTACAATAATATAAATACTGAATTATTTGAAAAAAATTTTATAGTCGATTTGGATTTAAGGTCTAGTGGATTGCAAATGGATAAAAAATCTTTTCTTAATCTTGAGATTAATTTTTTCTTAAATCAAAAAGATATAGATTTTAAGTCAAACAATGTTAAGGAATTTTTAAAAAATTTAACAAAAAAAATTATCCAAGAAAATCTTACCAACAATTATTATTTCAGTTTTAGTCTAACTAAAAAGAGTGATGAGTTAATAAATATAAAAACATAAATATTTATTAATAAAAATCACAAAATGAACTTAAGAATTTTAAATCCAGGTGAATTAGGTAAAGGAATATTAATTGAGAATGATGGTTGGGTATCTCCAAGAACTGAACATAATTCATTTATATTAGAACAAAAATCTTATTTAGATTACTCCAAACCATTTGAATTTTATGCTGTATTACAAAAATACAATACACCAAATAGGAATGGTAGAATCTATCCTGAGAGAATATTAAAAAGAGAAGCAGAGAATTATAAAAAGATGATTCAAAAAGGAACATCTTTATCCGAATTAAACCACCCAGAATCATCTCTAATTGACCTAGATAGGGCTTCACATTTAATTACTGAGGTATGGTGGGAAGGACCAGTTTTAATGGGTAAATTAAAGTTATTAACAAGTCCAGGATTTCACGAGAGAGGAATTGTATCAACAAAAGGTGATATGGCGGCAAACTATCTAAGACAAGGTGTTACTCTTGGTATATCTTCTCGTGGAGTTGGTTCATTAAAAAAAGTTGGGGAACAAAACGAAGTTCAAGATGATTTTGAATTAATTTGTTTTGATTTGGTATCTTCGCCGTCTACACCTGGGGCATATCTTTTTTTAAATAAAGAAGATAGAGCAAGTTTAGATGAAAATTTAGATGATGATAAAAAAATGTCTGTTGAAAGAAACGTTGGTCAAACTGGTAATAAATCACTTGACTTAATGAAAAGATTAAACGATTATTTAGGACATTAATTAATATTTAAAAAAAATTCTAGAATTATGGAAGATGGACAAAAATATTTTGTTGCAAAAATCGCTGAAGATTTTGTTGATGATGAAACTGGTAAGGTTAAAAAAATCAAACTTGAAAAATTGGTTATGGGATATACCCCAACTGATGTTGAAGCTAAAATAACCAAGATTTATGAACATTACACAACTGATTGGCGAATTACAGCAATTGTTGAAAGTAAAATTGATGAAGTAATAGAGTAAATAATTCATCAATAATTTTGATAAGGATAATCCAAAAAAATGGGTTATCCTTATTTTTTTTGTCAAAACATCATATTTATATTATATAAAATATATTTTTTTGTGTTGTATTATATACAAAAAAATTTTTTTTGAAAAATTAACATATTTATATAATAAAAAACGAAATGGCAGAAAAGAAATCATTAGTTGAAGAAACAATCTTACAAATGAAAAATTTGGAAGATGTTGTAACTGAAAATGCAAAAGGAATACTTGCCTCTACTATGAGACAAGAAATCAAAGAATTGGTAAAAGAATCTCTCAAAGAACAAGACGATGAAGAGGTTGAAGATGATATGGGTATGGAGGATGACGATATGGAAATTGAGGATGATGATATGGACATAGAGGATGACGATATGGACATAGAGGACGATATGGATATGTCAGAACCTGATATGGAGGTTGATACAATAGATCTCACAAAGCAACCAGCTTCAGAAGTATTAAGAGTTTTCAAACTTTTGAGTCCTGAAGATGAGGTCGTTATCACCAAAGATACTGTGGGTAACATAAACTTAAAAGACCAAGAAACAAACAAAGAGTATATGATTGTTACCGAAGGTATGGATGAATACGATGAAATGGATATGATGGAAATGGAAGATGAAATGGACATGATGGAAATGGACGATGAAATGGACATGATGGAAATGGACGATGAAATGGACATGATGGAAATGGACGATATGGGTTATGGTATGGATGAGGAAGAAGAAACTTTATACGAAATTGAAATGGATGATTATGATGTTGAATCAGCGTTTGAAGATGAATTCGGAGAAGGTTTTGACTTTGAAGATGAAGAAGGTTTTGAAGATGAATATATGATGGAATCAAAAAAATCAACAAAAAAACCAAAAGGTATGGGTTTTGGTTCAGCATCTAAATTCAAATATTCTAAAAAACCAAATCAAGAAGGTGGTTTTAAAGAAGATATGAAACAAGGCACTAAAGGCGTAGGCATGGGTTCTGCTAAAAAAGTAAATGTATACAAAGAAACGCCAGTTAAAGGTGACTTTAAAATCAAACCCAAACCCAAAAAAGAAACAAAAGAAAGTATGACAATGATGCCTAAAAAAGTAGAAACAAAAGAGGCCGCACGTACTTTAGGAAACGGAAAATATTGGGGTAGAGAAGGACTTCCAAAACCAAAAGCAGCACCACGTCATATCAGAAAAGAATCTATTGACAATTCTGAACTTCTAATCCTTAGAGAAAAAAATGAAGAGTATAGAAAAGCATTAAATATTTTTAGAAATAAACTTGATGAAGTTGCAATCTTTAATTCAAACTTAGCGTACGCAACTAGATTGTTTACTGAACATTCAACTTCAAAACAAGAAAAAATTAACATTCTACAAAGATTTGATGGCGTTGAAACTCTTAAAGAATCTAAAAATTTGTATAAAAGTATTAAAGACGAACTTACGACAACTAAGACTAGTCAAATTACAGAATCAATTGAAAGAACAATCGAAAAAAC